AATATACATTACACTTCAAATACCAAGCCGTACTCCACTACCTGCACATACGCAGCCAACAGCGTACCGCAGACCACTATGAAGCCGCCCGCGAAAAAACGCAGCGATTTTTAAGATAATCTGCTCAGTTTTTTATTGCAATATTTGCAACTAATTTTCACTTTTTAAAAAAGCGACGTCACCGTCGCTTTTTATTTTACCAATTACATATGACCAGCTCGCCGCTTGTTTTACCGGTTTTGTCTCTGCCGACCGTATAGGCAAGCTCAAGCAGGGTGACGCGGAAGTCTTTGAACAACTCCCTTATATCAGGATGATTATTGATGGACAGCATGAATTTGCCCTTGCTCTCCGCCATTGCTTTGGCCAGCAGCTCATACTGCGGCCAATCGAATGCGTGGTCGTACCCTGCGGTTTGCCAGTACGGCGGGTCGGCGTAGAAGAAGGTATGCTCTCGGTCATATCGCTTGAAACAACGCTCCCACGGTTCGTTTTCTACAAATACCCCTCTCAAACGGGCTTGGGCTGCTGTCAATTTTGCCCTAATCTGCGACGCATCCCACGCTTTTGACGTGGTAGCCGTGCCAAAATGTTGATGGACGGTCTTGCCACCGAAGGCATTGTGCTGCAAATAAAAGAACCGGGCAGCTCGTTGAATATCGGTCATACAATCAGGCGGGGTGCTTTGCAGACGGGCAAAGACCTCTCGACTTGTCAGTGACCACTCAAACTGGCGGACGAACTCGTCAAAGTGGTGTTGTACCACGCGGTACAGGTTGATGAGCTGTCCGTTGATGTCGTTGAGTACCTCCACTTTAGCAGGCGTTGGGCGCATAAAGAACAACGCCGCGCCGCCGGAAAACAGCTCAACATAACACGAATGCTCGGAAAACATGGGCAACAGGTGTTTTGCCAATCGGCGTTTGCCGCCCATCCAAGGAATAATCGGTAGAGTTTGTTGTGTTTTTTGCATCATATATATACTCCTATTTTGCGGCATTCGGGACGCTCGGAGTCAGATAAAATGTGATGCTCAACGGCACTCTGCTGATTTTTTAGTTACTGAATGAATTGATTTTTTTACAACGTGCGCATTTAATTTGCACGTATCCGCTGCCTTTGGCAAGCAGTTTGCCGCAGTATTTGCAGCGCATTTCGCGGAAAATTTGCATTTGCACTCACTCCCATATCACGGATAGAATGCCCCGGTCTCTAGAGACTAAGGCGGCCTTAGAAGTCAATGCAGGCTTGCTCTGCTTGGCTGGCGTAGCGGTGTTCCTGCACTGCTACGTCGCCGTCCCACTTTATTTTTTCAATCTCCTTATTAAAGGTCGTCTGTTTTTCAGACGACCTTTAATTTTTAATAATTTACAGATATTTCAGCTCTTTAGCTTTTGCGATAATCTTACCGGCAATGATAGTTTCTACCGCCGGCAAGAAATGCGCTCCTCCATCATACGACAGAGATAACGGCATAATCCCGTCTTTTTGAGCCTGTTTGTCAGCCTCATTTGGCGTGATTCCAGTATCCGTCCAAATCTGCTCTGACAGCATATAAGCTTCAATGTCATATACGTTTGCGCCGTATGTTGTGCGTATCCACTTGTTTAGCTCATCTTTAAGCTGATGGCGGTAAGGATGTTCTTCTTTAGACCAGCCCGGTTTGTTATCAGCCCAAATAGGCAAGATAATATATCGAGGTGTATCTTTTGGCTGTACAAGGGCGATACATTTTTGAATGTACCCTTTAACACGCTCTAACGCTGCCTGCCAATTGCTCCAGTTAGCGCCGTTAACATCGTTTTTGCCAGTGGCAAGGACGCAGATGCCATCAGTACCGCCATTTGCTTTCAGTTTCAGGGGGTATTTTTTACCCGCAACAATGCTGTGCGGAGTCTCATCGCGTGGGTAAACCTTTACATTTGCCGTTTGCCCCACGATAGATGCCTCGATGTCATCCCCAATCATAACGATTGTTGAATGCATGCTAAACGGAGTCACGCCCTCGCCATATATAATTTCTGCATCTACTGTAACGTTTCGTCCTTTTGCGGGGATCGTATCGACTTCAAATTTAATTTCGACCGGGCTGCCGTTCATCGACATAAGCGCATAGGATGCCAAGCTGCCGCCTGCGGCATTGTTGATAACTGGCAAATTATCCGCTTTAGCGAGATTAATAGCTTGGTCGCCCAGTCTCGCATTGGTAGAATCCCCGAAGAAATTAAGACTACGCACCAACGGCTTCACCGGTGCAGGAGGTTCTGTGGGTTGTGGCGGTTCAGGCTGTGCGGGCGGTGCAGCGGGTGCAGGCGTAACAGGCCGAGTTGCGCCACCCTTACCTTTGTCTGCTTTAATTTGCTCAAGCGTTGCCTGCATTGCCAAAAGTATGGTTTGTAAATTACCCATTTTCTGCTCAAAGCCTGCCTCTTCCAACGCTTTGACGACTTCGGTCTTGATTGTATCTGGGACGGGAGTGGGATTTGCCGCCCGATTGATGGCGCTTTCCACTCTTTGTGCGATGGCAATGGCGGCGCGGTCTAAATTGCTTTGTGTCATGGGTTGACTCCAAGTATTTGATGGATTTCGTTTAAGGCTTCGTCTGATAAGTCGGCGGGATTTGGCGCCGTCTGGTATGTTTGTCCCAAGCCCAGATTCCCGATTGCCGTCGCTACAGCTGTATTGACGGTTTTTTCCAAATTTTCGGCAACGGCGGCCTTCACAACTTTGCTCAGCTCGCCCGGCTTGACTGCCAAACGCTCTAAAAATTGCTCATAAGTCGTATCAGGCTCTATCAAGCCTCTTTCGATTGCCTCGGTGTACAGGCTTGTACGCCCGTCGAGGATGACCGGCATACTGTCAACGCTGCCGCCGCTGACGGTAATACCGCCTTTTATCTCTGCCATACTAAGCTCCCAACTCTCTCTCAAGGGTCAGATTTCCCTCGTAAATCAAGGCGGCGACGCCTTTGACGGTAACGCGCACGCTGTACCGCGCCCACCGCCATCTCCAGCCCCGTGTCTGCTCTGCCGTCAAAACCGTACCAATTCCGCCCGGCTTGATGGAGAGGGGCAAGGCAAACGCCTCTGCGGCTGTCGGGACAATAGTCAAAACCGCGCCGTCCAGATGTTTGAGCGATGGATGCGGCTTGCCCTTGCCGTCAAGTACGGCAAAGGTCAGCGGCACGGTGGTACCTTGTTTGACGGCAAAATCAGCGCGGGCGGTCATTGCAGCTCATCCGGTAAGTGCGCGCGTTGTTTTTCGCGCAGATAGGCCGCACGGCAATGGTCGGCCTGCCAGAAAAACAGTGTATTTATTGCGCGATACACCATTCGGGCAACGCGGGTCGGCTGTGCCGCCAACACTGCACCTCGATAGACACGGCTGCTGACGGTTTCATCCGGACTGCCTGCAATCATGGCATTGGCGAGCTGGTCGGCGGCGATGGCGATATTTTTAAAATATGCTTTCATGCTCAGACGACCTTAAATCTAGGACTTACCGCACGGACCGCTTCGACGGTTTCAGCCATTTCGATCTGTTTTTCCATTGCCTGCCGTTGCCCTGCAACGGTTGCACACAATGCCTCATATGCGAGGGTTTTGCGCAGGGCTGCAGCTTTGAGCTCGGCCGGGTCGATGCCGCGCGACGCGGCAATTTGGTCGAGGAGCGGCGTTTTGGCATTGTTATCCGCCTGCCATGCGTGAGCCTCAGCAGCTTGCAGCGGCCAAGTACCCACCTCAAATGCAGGCAGCTTGTCCATACCTGACTTTTCGGCAACGATGTCTTGAGCCGCCTTGGCGATGTCGTTAAGAGCCATCGTCTTGGCAAGATTGAGATAGCGTTGCTCCGCCTCCGCTTTTTTTGCCGGGTTCTCAATCCATTTATCACCATCCCAGTCGCAGTATGGCGACGGTGGCGGCAGCAGGGTTAGGGTGTCCGGCAGCGCGCCGACTTTGAGTACGATCATCTCCTCGCCGTCGTCTTTCTTGTACGCAACCTTGCCGCGGTGGTCTTCCAAAAATTCCCACTTATCGCCTGTCCAGCGGGCTACATTATTGGCAGGGATTTCAGGCGAGGTGGTATCGATGCAGCCGGCTGGAATCAGATAGCTCCCATCACGAGCCATGACGTCGAGGTCGGCGGTCGTCTGCCCGATGTAAAGGTTTTCGCCATCAAGTTGACAGACGGGTTTTGTCCATTGGATGTTTTGGGTCATTTTTTTTACCTTTCTAAAGGGTTTAAGGCGGCTTATGCCTTGATGCATGCCAGCAGGGCGATGTTGCGGGGGCGGTTTTCGGCAGCCGTCGGGACGACATTACTCGCCGAAAAATTAGTAATGGTCAGCCAATCATCGACCCCACCTCTGCCTATGTACCCAGAGACTTTTCTCAACTCTCTGAATGCTCCGCTTGGCGCGACATACTCATTAATATCTGTTCGTTGGAGCAACCCAATCTCGCCAGTAATATTACGAATGGCGTCGCTTTGTGCGCTACCTAATACGCGCCCGCTATCAATGCCGCGCCCGTCATCCCATGAGCGGAGGAACTCGCCTCGCAGGTCGGGCAGGTTAAATGTAGTTCGTCCGTCGCCCGCGCCATAAGTGGTGCCGATAAGGGCGAATAGGTTGGCATAGACGGTGCGCGATACTGCCGCTCCGTTTGCTTTGAGCCAGCCGAAGGGGACGACGGCATGGACAAAATAGGCGATTGCGCCTGTCGGGACGCCGACGTTAAAGGTTTGAGTGTCGACTTTGGCTACCAGTCCGGGTGTGTCCCAGCCAATAGCAATCTGATGCGCCGCGCCACCCAGCCCGATTGCGCCTCCGCGCTTGATTGAGTTGTCAAACGCCTTATTGAGCGCAAATGATGACGGGACGGTTGCAACCGTGTAGTCACCGGGGTTGTGGCTTACTTTGCGGGCGGTAATAATGTCTGACCCGTCGTACTGGAGCGTGCCATCATTTTTTAGCTGGATGCCCTTGTTTGTCTTTTTATTGCGGATGTAGCCGCCTGCGGCATCAGCACCGATGTGCAGATAATTATTCGCATCAAATAATGCTTTGCTGTCGGATACGGTGATGCTTTTGTAAAAATTGGGGTCGTCCATGCGGGCTTTTACCCTGCCCAGCTCGTCATAGAGCCAGCGTGTACGGTTTGCCAGCTCCCGTGTCGGGCGGTTGTCGATACCGTTAGGGCCGCCCTGTACAGGGTCGGAGGTCTCCCATTGGTAAATGCCCGCCTCCCAGCGGCTCATCTCGCTTAAATTTGCCATCTATGCTGTACCTCGGTTAAACGTGCCGTCCCTTAATGCTTGTCCGTTGTGCCTCAAGGAGACGTGTTGGTAATCCAATGCCGCCAAAACACATCGGGCAGGTGCAAATGCCCGCAATGTACGCCTCAGCAAGGCTGCCTGATCGTTGGTGATGGCATTGGTCATAATAATGCGGTAATGCGCCCAACGGTCTGTATGCCCGTGTGTATAACTACCGTCGCGGCGAATTTCGCCGTTATGCTTTTTGTTACTAAGCCCTTCAATAATTTCCACCTCGCCGAACCCGAGACGGCGCACAATCTCGCGTATTGCCCAGGGTGTGCCTTTGTACCTGTGGAGCTGGTAGGCCCCTTTGATGAGTTTGCGGCGGGTTTCATCGCTCTCGGCAAGCCAATAGCCGTCCTCGCCCAAAATGCTGCGGCTCTCGGCCAACAGCTCCAAGTGCTCAGGCGCGACCAGCTCAGTCAAACGCGGCATCAGCTTGACCGCGTCAATGTCGCTCATCCTCAAGCCTAAATCGGCCAGCATCCGATAACGTTGATCGCGCTCGATAACGGAGGCATAACTCAGTGTTGCCATTGCTACCCCTCCGCCGTTTCAGACGACGCCCGGATATTGACGGACGTACATCTTGCCCATTGTTCGGGCTTGACAACGGTCAGGGTCGGTTTTTTAAGGACTACGTTATAAACGCCAGCAACTTTTAAAACCGTTTGGATGTCCAAAGGCACAATATCTATGCCCAATTTTTCGCGGCGCGTTACTTCATACTCCGCCCATGCTTGTTTTGCCGCTGCCAAAACCTCGGCAGCATTAACCCCGGTATACAAAACCAGCTCTGCGTCCAGCGTATAGTCTATTACCGCCGGAGCAGTTACGGTTACCGTGTCACAAAGCGGACGGACGCGCTCGCCGGACAAAAACCTTTGCACCTCGCTCACCAGCTCCGAAGACGGCAACCCGTTTTTGGTTAATAGCGTTACCCTTACTTGCCCCCCTATCGGCAGGCCGTCCGACCCCGTTAAATTGCCCACATGTACGTCGCAAATAGCAGGGCTGACACGGCGGGCAAAATACTCATAAGCCCCGACAGGGCCTGCAACGCTAAAGCTTTCAGGGGCAAGCAGGATGCGTTGGCGGTATGCCTCATCAGACTCTTCCGCCGCGCCGCCTGTCGGCACAGTAGTGTTGACGGCTGTAACGCCGTCAATCGGATTGACAAGCGTATTAACCTGCCCAGCGGCAAAACCATTACCGGACACGCCGGTTTGGATGCAGACAGCCTCCAAATCCAAAGTACGGATTGACGGCGAGAGCGTGCCGGATGCAACCGTCTGAAACACGGTCGCTCCGGCGGCCACTTGAGTACCTTGTGCAATCAAAACAGGCTCCGCTTTGGCGGCAGCCAACGTAAAACGGATGGTGCATCGGGCGGCTGAGGCCTCAAGCCGCGGGGTGTTGACGTCATCGCCGCACAAATCCAGCATCAGCCCCGTTGCAAAACGCGGGTGCTGCTGTCGGTAGGCCTCATTGACCGCTTTGCGCACCAAAGTCTCACGATAAGCATAGGTGTTGATGAGCAGACGCTCGATGTGGGCGGGTTGCAGGGTTTTACCGCTGCGGGACTCATAATCCGTAATGGTTTGCGCCAAAATTTCGGCCAGGTCGTCCGCAACCGCCTTAACCTTGTCCCGATTGAGTTTGCTCAAATCCATGCCGCCTGCTCCAATCTGATGTCTGTACTACGAATCTCGCCCGCCACCTCATCCGCGACGCGCCAGTAAACCGTCATCGTCAGATGCGGCGCAGCGCCGCCGAAAATAATGTCTTCGACTACTACCCGCTTTTCCCACGTCTGTATTGCCAACATGGTCGAGCGGACGACATTCGGGATAAACACGTCTTCGGGCGTGTCCAGCCATTTGTAATGGTCGGAGCCGAAATCAGGACGGGTAACGTCCGCACCTTTGCGGGTGGACAGGATATTGCGGATACATTGGTCTATGTCGTCCGCGCCCTGAACCACGCCCGAGCCTTCGGGCGCGAGCTGCCAGTGTTTAGAGATGGGCACGGCGTAAAACATCAAAAAATCCCTGTATCGCTTATAGATACAGGGATTGTAGAGAAGGCCGTCTGAAACGCCTTTTAATGCGGTTTAATGATTTTTCGGCCCGCCGGTTTGCCCGCCTGAATCGCCGTCATGGATGTGCTTGCCGATGTTGATGCCGTTGACGATGAGGTCGCCGGTGATGTTGACTGTACCGTTGATATTTGCCGCCACGCCGCCGCCGTCATTGCTGGCCGTCAAACCTGCGGTATAAGTCAACATCCCTTTTACTGTCGCATCGCCCGTGATTTCCGTCTCCGGCGATTGGATGTCCACTTTTTTCGCCGCTTTGATTTGGACTTTGCCCGGCGTCTCAACGACTACTTCGCCGCTACTGCGATCATGTGAGATGACCGTGCCGTTGGTAAACCGTTTGACCCATTTGTTTTGGTCGGATACCGGCGGTTTGTCTGCGGCATTGTAAATCGCGCCGATAACGCAGCCGGTCTCACCCCGCGCATCCAGCAGGCAGACAACCAGTTCGCCCACATCGGGGAGGCTGTAAAACCGGTTGCCGCCCGCCGCAGGTGTCGCCATAGGCAGCCAGTCGGTTACCATGTCGTCGAGTACGGGGATTTTTACCCGCAAACTGTGCGCCGCCGCATCAATCGCCGATACAATGCCAAATTGCATCGTTGCCGTAAAATCATGGGTTTGCATTGGTTTTATCCTCGTCTGCGACATACTCCGTCATTTTTATCTCCAATTCGGTCGTCCATCCGCCGTGGCGGGTGAAATCATGTCTTGATTGCTTGACCAGATATTTCCCCGAGAACTTGCCGAATCCTTTAAGCCGTACCATTTGACCCGCCACCAACAGCGCATTGCCGACCAGTGTAACGGTCCCCGCACATTGGTCGTCCTGCGCATCCGCCAATTTGGCATCTGCCCTGGCATTTAATTGCGCCGCGCTCTCACCCTTATTCGGCACGATACGCAATGTATCGCCAGTGCTGCCGTGTTTTGCTTTGCCGCGTCTTGATTTGCTGCTGCGGCTCGCCGACACGGTCTGTTTGGATTTTGGGTCATAGCCTTTGACATCTACTTTGGACGGCACACCCTTAATCAAATCGCGAAGGCGGACACGGATGATGTCCTCGGGCAGCAATATGGCAACGGCAGGACGCTGTTTTAGCTCGGCATTATCGGCAAAGACCAGTTTGTTGCTGACGATTTTAAAGCTGTGGCCGTACTCCTGCGCCAAACGTGCCAAAAACTCGATGTCGCGCTCCTGATACTGCGTCACACGTTTGATGGGGATGTTTTTGACCGTACCCGTTACCTCCAGCTTCAAACGGCCTGCCACCTGACGGACAATGGCGGCCAGAGTCGTGTTTTCATAAGCCTTACCGCGCAAAGTGCGGCTAGACTTGGTAATCCCGGTCGATAGTGCCTTCAGACTGACCGTCGACGGCGGATGGTTGTACTCAATCTCGGCAATCTCAAATTTGCCAAAAGACAACAGCCCGGTAAATTGGTCGCCCAGGCTCAAAGACAACGCATCTCCCTGTTCTGGATACCAATTACGCAGCCAGCGTCCGTCCGCATCCTCAAACTCAACCTGCAATTCGTCCGACTGCCCCTCAAGGTAATCGGTATAGCTAAACGAAATCAGATAAGGCGCGACATCTGCCGTTATATCCTTGTCTTCGTAAGACAGGACAAAATCGGGCATGGTAACCGGATGGGTACTGCCGCCGCCGTCAAGGCCTTTTGATTTTAAAAACGCACCTAACGCATCCACGGCGGCAGCTCCTCTTGGTTGTTCTTAGGTTTGGTTTCGAGTACGGGGACAAAGACCGTCAGACCGCCTGCGAACTCCTCCGCCAACGGCAAGTGAGGATTGGCCGCAATCAGGCCGTCAATCAACAGCGCATTGCCGTAATGCTTGTGCGCAATCAAATCCCAGCGGTTGCCGTCTTGAGTGGTGTAGCGTATTACCGCACTCATCATTTATCCTTTCTTGCCGCCAGCCAGCCGGTCAAAGCCTGGGCAGCGGCAGAGCCGTTTGCCATCGCATCAGATGCCTCGGCAACACCGTCTCCGACGGCAGCCAGCCAGCCGCCGATGGAGCCGCTCTCATACCCGGCACGCAATGCACCGACGGCACCGCCCAGCCTGTTGGCCGCTTGCCCTGCCTGTAATGCAAACTCAGCCGCGCCTTTAAGGTCGCCGAAAATCGCCGTTACTTCGGGCAAGGCATTGAGCCGTCCTAAAGTGCTGCCGCCGATATTGAGTGCGTCCCCCAACAGGTTTAATGCCCCTGACGGGTCGTTTTTCAAATTTTTGGCAGCCTGTATCAGATTCTGCATATCGCTGATGCCTGCTTCGGCTGCTCGGTAAATTTTCACACCTTTTTCCACCGCCGAAATCAATTTGCCCGCTTTTGCCTGCACGCTCTCCGGCAATAAGGACAGGAGCGGATTTTGCCCGCCAGATTTGACTGCCGGGGTCGGGAGCGGGTTATTCGGGTCGCCGACAAACTGGGTCAGCTCCACATCCAATTCACGCGCCGCCGTCCGGCCTTGCGCATCCTGAATCAACGTGCGCTCCGTCAGACGCTCAAGCACAAACCATCCGACAAAATGGCCGCTGCCATAAACCAAAGACACCGCCTGCTGCGCTTCCAAAGCCGACAGCAGACCCTTATAAGCCGTATCGGGATTGCCCAGCCGCCAATGCAGCTTGAGCGAAAAACTCAGCTTCGTCAGTTCGTTTTGCAAGGCCTGCAGGCGCGGACGGCCTTTTAAGACCTCATGCTTGGCAAAGTTCGCCGAATGTTCTGCCTCGAGCGATGTAAAGCTGTTTAAAAGCTCAAAGCGTACCTCGCCCAACATCGCATACATCAATAAGCCCTCCGTTCTTTATCTTCCATCATGCGGCGGAACATTGCCTCAAATTCACGCAAACCGATTTGCAGCGCGGCCTCAATCTGCTGAGGATTACCGCCCGGCGCATTGATGGTCGGGTTGTAATTGATGGTCATCCCACCCGTTGACTGGGAGCTGCGTGCATCCGCAAATGCAGCGCGGCCAGATGATACCCGAGCCGCCATTTGTCCCATATGGTTTGCAAAACCACTTTTCAGACGACCGGCTACACCGGCCATCGAGGCAATAGGACTCGCCGCGCCCCTGTCTAATCCGATTTGCAGACCGTCCATCATCCATCCGCCAAAGCGGCGGAAAACGCGGCTAGGCGAGTGGATGCCCATCACACCGGCAAATGTTTGTTTGAGCGATGCCGCCTTATCGGCAAACCATGCCTTGACCGCCTCAAATTTGGATTTAAGGCCGTTCAATAGCCCTTGGATGATATTTGCGCCAAACTGCGTGAAGCTGGACGGCAACTGCACGCCGAACCAAGACATAACGCCGCGGAATACCTGATAAAACAGATTAAGCGGCGACCACCTGAGTATCTGCGCCGAGATATTGCCGATACCGCCGCCGAAATAAGCCTTGATGCGCTCCCAGCAAGTACCGAAAAAAGACACAATAGCATTGACTACGCCGCCGACAAAAACGCCCAGGCCTTGCCACAATGCTTTCGCACCGGCAACTACGGCATCCCAGTTGCGGTAGAGCATATAGGCGGCGACACCGAGCAGAGACAAAGCAATGCCTATTGGGGACAATAGCAAAAATCTACCTAAAGTCATCAATCCGCTACCCAGCAATGTCGCCGCCGTTTTTACTACGCCGAAAACACGGGCAAGCGCACCAATGCCTGATTTAAACCTGATAACGGTGGCAAGCCAGTCAACGCCGAGCAAGGCTTTCGCAAGCCTGAACGACACCATCAACCCGGACAACTCATTCCCGACAAAACGGAACATTAGCCCACCGACCTTCAACGCCGCAAACCCTGCCGCAAGATGCACGAGTGCGGATACAACTTCGGGATTTTTTGATGCCCAATCTGCAAAACTGTTTATGATTGGGCGGATGGTCGTCATCAGCTGATTGAGCGCGGGCAACAATACACTGCCCGCTGTGATACCGATTTCCGTCAAACTATTTTTAAAGATCTGCCAGTTGTTTGCTGTCGTGGCGGACCTGGCGGCAAACTCTTTATCCATACTGCCGATAAACGCAGGTTTACCGTCTTTTGAGGTTTTTTTGAGTTCGTCGATTGATTTCTTATAGGTCTCCAACCCGCCAACCAATACCGCGACATCATCGGCATATTCCAAGCCGAACAAATCAACCAGTGCGCCCATTTGGTTTTCTTTCGGCAGTTTTCCGACCTGTTTCAAAAAGTCCATCAACGCCTGCTCGCCGTTTTCCTTGATGGCTTTCTTCAAATCTTTTGATTCCATGCCCATATTTTTCAGGGCTTGTTGGAATTTCGCTCCTTGCTTATCCGCGGTCATTAATTTGGTCAACATACCGTTAATTGCCGTACCGGCGATTTCAGGCGTTTTGCCTAGGCTGATAAACGCATTGGATAAAGAGGTCGTCTGAATTTCAGTCAATCCAAACTGTTTGGCAACGCCACCCACTCGACCGAGCGTATTGATAATATCGCCCGCCTTGGCAGGACTTGAGTTGGACAAATGATTGACTGCATCGCCCAGTTTGCCGATTTGATCGATTGGTATCTGATAGACATTGGCAAGTTTTGCCATGCTGTCACCTGCCTGATCGGCAGCCATATCGAACGCTACCGACATCTTGGCGATGGTCTCTGTGAATTTAGGCAAGTCTTTACGCGCAACACCCAGCTGACCGCCTGATGCGGTAATTTTTGCCAGCTCTGTCCCTGCCATAGGGATAGTGCGTGTCAGGCGCAAGATGTCCTGTTCCATTTCCTTAAACTGCTTGGGCGTATCAAAATCAACGACCTTTTTGACATCTGCCATTGCCGATTCAAATTCGACGGCCAGTTTCACCGGGAATGCCACCCCTGCTACAGCTCCGGCTGCTCCCCAAAATTCGTCTTTGATCGCGCGGCGGCGGTCGTAATGAGCCTGTTTCTGCTGCTGCAAATCAGCAACGAGGCTGCGTTTGCGGTTAATTTTGGCGATAGTCTGACCAAGCTGGTCATATTCTCGTCTAAGTTCGCCAACACGTTTGCGGCTCATCCGTAGAGGATTTTGCAACGTTTCGCCAAGCAGGCTTTGCCGTGCCGCCAGACCTTTGACTGTTTTATCCAAAACGTCCAAAGACGACTTGACTGATTTGATACCGGCAACTGCACCACCGACCGATGCGCCGATGGTAATGCCTAAAGAAAAACCGCTTGCCATATGACTGCCTGCAATTTAGAATTTGTTCAAGAAAAGAAAGGGATGGCCATGTATATCAACAGCAAATATGAAACTGTGTTTGACCGCGTCAGCGACCTGGCGGCAAAAGGTCTGTTTGCCGTTTATATGCTGGGCATTGCTTGGGCTGTTATAACTAATACGCCTGCCGACCTTGCCGTCATGTTGCCCGTTCTGCTGCTGGCATGTTTTTTAGGGGCAATAGCTTGGTTGCTTGTCGGATTCATTCCGACATTTATTGTCGGAGTGCTGGTTGGAGGTTTATCGGCTGCAACAATATTTATTAAAGACAAAATCAAAAGCCGCACCGCGAACGGCACGGCTCTGAAATTCTAAATCCCGCCTCTTCGATAACCCGCCTTCATTTGGCGGGTTGCTTCTTTCTGCCAGTCTACAAATTCGTCCAGCGGCAGCGTATAAACCTCAGCCACGCTCCAACCGAACCACCATGCCAAATCAGCAGCGGCAGACAGTAACTGCCGCTGCGCTTCAGCCTTTGAAAGAGGTGGACTATTTGTCTTGGTCGGATTCCGCGAATCGACGAAACGTTTCCTGCAACTGTTTCCAATCCACCAAATCCAAACAATCCAAGTCTTCGGGAATCATGCCTGTCATGCGGGCAAACAGGGCCAGTTCCTGTTCCGCCTCATTCGTCAGATGCGAGACGGCGCGCAAATCACCCACACACAGACGGCGGACGGTTACCTGCTCCAACATCTGACCCGTCGCCAGTCTGACCGGATATTTCAGTTTCACAACGGTATTCACACCCAAATCTTCTTGCAACTGCTTGGCTTCATTCATTTTCCATCTCCAAAACGTTTATAAAAATAAAAAATCACCGTATCGGTAAAGATACGGTGATTGTGTCAAAGGTCGTCTGAAACGGCTTTTAATCCGATTTAAAGATTAAGCGCCAATGTTTTTACGCATTTTGCTCAAAACGTCCTGACCGTCTACGCGGTAGATGTTTTTCATCGCGTTGTAGTACAGCACTTCGCGCCCTCCGACGACTTGGCGGACTTCTGTCGCCTGGTAGGTTGAGCTGAATTCCGCCTTTTCCTTAGGCTTGTAACCGCCCAAGGCGTTTTTTGAAAACATCGCCGTTACCGTAGTTACGATGGGGACTTCTTCCGCCAAACCTGCTGCATTAAAGGTTTGCAGGTTGCCGCGCACCATCAGTTGCACGGCCTTGAATGGGTTGGATGCCTTCTTAGCCACTTCAGGATAAAAGCTGTTCCAAGTAACTTCGCCTTCCAGGGCTTCGACGCCGTTTGGCAGCTTAATCGTGCCGACCATACCCAAACCGGTAAAGTCGTCCTGACCAAACTCAAACTCAGGCAATTTAAACTCGGATGCATTACCCAAAAGGTTGTTGCCGTCGATATAGATGTTGGCATTGTAGATTGCATTGATTGCAGACATATTTCTTCCTTTTCAGCCGACCTTAGTTAGCCGATACCAAATTGATAAGATACTTGCGGGTCATCACGCTGGTATTGGTAATACGCTCGGCCGGCAGTTTCGGCGTGTAGTCGTAAACGATGGGGACCTGACCTTTGCTAAACGCATCAACCAAATCGTATTCATAGTCCAAATCCACCGAGAAGCCCACAATAGATTTAAGCGTAGACATATAGGTGCGGACGCTCTCAAGCAGGCTGTCAATCAAGGCATTCGGATCGTCTGCATCAATCGGTTTATCAACATACTGCAACTCTAAACGACGGATAGACTCGTCAATAATGTCGCCGGTGCGTTGTGCCACTTCGAAATTTTTAATATGCGATGTAGCCGGGAAGCAGGCGAGGCGGTTGCCCCACATACGATAGCCCGTACCATAGCTGTTGAATACAGTCGTAATGCCTTTTTCATTCAGACGGTTGGTTTCAGACTGCGGGTCGTCCGCACGGGCGGTCAGACCGATTTCCACGCCCGTTACGCCCAAGAGCTCGCGGTTTGAGATACTGAACCAGTAGCCCTGTTCCACATCGGTTTTCATTCGAAGACCTGCGGCGTGGGTGGCAAGATTTTCGAGGCCGAGCAAACCGACGACATGTGGATAAAAGAGCTGGCAGCGGTCGGACGATGTCTGGAAATTAATCGTACCCAACGGACCACGACCTTCGAGAGCTTTGCTCAGGCTCGTACCTTGCGGAGCCGCCACATAAGCAATGGCCTTCAGCTTACCGGCAATGACTTCCATTGCCGCGCGCACATTGGCATAGCGGTCAAAGTCAGGTGCAATAATGATTTTAGCGTCCGCACCTTGGCGGTTAAAGCCTTCGGTCAACAGCTCCAGCCCCGTGCGCTTGCCGGTGGCGGCAATATAAGCACCAATGATGTCAGCCGCAGGGACTTTGGTCGGGTCGGTGTAGGTATAGCTGATTTTGGGTGAGGTAGGTTTGTTTTTGTAGGCAATCTCACCTGTCAGGGTGTTGATGGTGTAGTGCGTGTTTTCGGTCAGCGTATTGCCGCCGTCTGTCAGTGTGTAGCCGCTTTGCAGAGCAGGCTTGGCAGTTTTGGCCGTCAAGGTATCAGGATCAACCGTCAATACCTCGTTGCTGACGGTTGTCTTATGTTTGGCAGGATCGCAAACATTGATGACATAGGCGACACCGCTGCCGTAGCGCGTCCAAATGTGTGCGGCATCCGGCAGAGTGAAGCCTTGAGCGGTCAGCTCGCCGCCGAATTGGCCAAAGTCTTTCTTCGTTTGACATACCGTCAGCTCATTGACCGCGCCGACCGGCGCAGTGCCGACGATGGCGGTAATTGCGCCGTCAACGGTATAGACGGGATTGGAGCCGCCGTCGATGCGGATGGTCTCCGTGCCGTGATGGTAGGCTGCTGCCATGATGGATACTCCTATTTTTTAGGGTTTAAATCGGGGTTGAGGTCTTGGTCGGGTCGGCGGTAGTGGGCAGCAATGAAAAGCGGGCGTTTTTCTTTGCGGCAGACTTCAACCTGCTGGGTTTCGGTCTGCAAAACCAGCTGATACTGCCATGCACCCGCATCCTCGGCCAAAAACTCCTCGCTGATAAGGTGGCAGGGCTGGCAGTTCGGCGGCGCAAAACCAACCATAGCAAGACGTGTCTCATCCAAGATGGTCAAAGTGCCGTCATCCGCATTAAGGCTGCTGCCAAAAACGGTCAACATCAGCCTGACATCACGCTGCTGCGCAATACGGCCGAGCTGCTCAATATCGCCAAATTTACTGCCACCGTAGCCGACCAAGATTGCCCCGACGGGATGGATAAATTGGTATTCGGATGGGCGCTCGGGGAAAGCCTCAACGCTGACCCACGGGATAGCGGCCTGCAAATGCTCTACTACCGCATCAATAATCGGACGTGTCGCGCTCATCAGTAGCCTCCCAAATCCATTTTGTCGCGCACTCGGACGTGATATGCGCCCGGCTCAGGTTGCGACGGCTTGTCCAATGTAGCGATGCCGATATGGATTTTGCCGTCGCGAATAGACTCAAGTGTCTTAATGGTAGTGTTGTAGGCGGTTTCCAGCGGCTTTGGAAAGTCGGCGCGGTTGATGCGGCGGCTGTGCAAAAAATGGCGGGCAATGTTGATGCATAAAGGCTGCAACACCGTCGGCGTTTCCGCCAAAGGCAGCACATATCTGCCACGCAGGTATCCGTCCACCAAATCGCAGGCATAACGCACTGCCGCATCAATGACCTGAGCGTCGGGTTCCGTCCCGCGCGCATTGTCGTTGGTCAGTTGCACCAACTCCATTTTGCCCATCGCAGCCGTCAAATCATCCGCGCCGATATACATGGCTTACTCCGCCTGTTCGGCTGCTGCCGGTTTTTTACCGCGTTTCGGCTTTTCAACTTCGCCTGCCGCGCCTGCATCATCTGACTGCGTATCTTCGGACGGCGGGGTGTCATTTTGTTGCGCATCCAGCTCTTCGCCGGTTGTCAGTGTCGGGGTAACGTGTGCAGCAACCGATTCGTACTGTTCCGCCGTCAATTCGACCGCTTCGCCGGCTTCGACACGAAATTGGTTGCCTTGGGCGTTTTCCAAGATCAACGGAGTGTTTGCGATATAAACTTTAGCCATGATCAGCCTTTCAAAAATACTTGGATGACTTCGCCCGCTGCCGTTGCCGCAGAACGTGCCGTACCGGCAATCTTGGCATTACCTGCCGCCTTGACTGCCGCACCTTGCGCATCGGCTGCCACCTCGTCGCCGACGGCAATCGTGCCGCCTGCCTCGACTAAGGCGATACCCAATACATCGACGGCCAACATTTCGCCCGCATCCGCATCCAAAGTAGCAGTACCCAGCACTTTCACACCGGCGGCTGCCTGTTTGCCCGCGAAATCCACAAAGCGGTTTTTGACCACCTTGCCTGATGTTTTGACCGTGGTTACCAAGACCACTTGTTTCGTTTGTGCCATTTAAGACTCCTTTTCCTGCGCGTCATGCGCATTTTCTTTGACGCGGTACGCTTCGAGGTCCAACAAATTTTTGAGGGCATCCTCATAGGCAAATTCACGGCCTTTTGCCTCATCAAAGATGTCGGGAGTAATACAGGCAGACTTGCCGATGACCACAAAGCCGGAATGCAAAATCACAGTACATACGGTAGCAGTCGTACCTTCGACACGGTGGTATCGAGTGTCGGCAATACGCGCAACCAGATCTTCACGCTTTAAAAATAACGTCATTTTTTCTCTCCACAGGTCGTCTGAAGCCTTTCAGACGACCTTTTACTATCAAGCAACCGCGTTTTCGAATAAGAAACCGCATGCACCGCCGACCACCGCCGCTTTGCGGATGTCGGTATAGCGCGCGTATTCCACCTTGCCGCCAACTTCTTCGTAGCGGTCGACTACCGGCATACCGCGGCGGCGGAAGGTATAGCCGAAGCTCGGCTCACCCTCGTCATTGCCACCGGCAGCCGTATGCGGACGCACAATCAGGCTGGCGAATTTGCCCCAAATATCTTGGGTGGCCTTATTGGCGGCAGGTGTAGATACCGCCTCGCCGACGATGATGTCGTCCAGCTCCAGCAGATTTTTCAGCTGCTCGACCGTGAGCAGGGACTTGCGTTCGTTTGCACCCAGTGCGCCGATGAGCTTCTCGTGGCGTTTCAATGCCGCCAACACGCTTGCACCGACCACCAGCACCGACGGGCGTACACCGCAGCCTGCGCGAACCGTTTCGCGGGCGGTTTCGATGTCTGCCAACGGGTCAGAGTTTTTATCGCTCCATTTTTGGGTGGCGGCCAAGTCTTTAGTGAAACCGGACTGATAAGCCGATTTGTTTTGCAGGAGGGCGGCAGTTTCGATTTCTTGACGCAGCTGCACGCCCTTGACCGCGCGGCGTGTTGCCTTGGCGCGCTCGTCGTACATGGATTCCGCTTGTTCGCGGTAATCCACGCCTGCCGCCAAATCATGTTCTTCCAACACGACCGGCATAAAGCTTGGCGAGTCCAGCGTAATCACATTCGATGCCGCACCGACCGCACGTTCGGTCTGATACTCGACAAACGAACCCTTGCCGAACACCGGCACACGCACGCCTTCTTTTTCGGTAAACACCACCGGGAAGATTTTCTCGGCAATGAAATCTGCCTGCTTGTAGCCCAGTGCGAGATTGGTCAAAACCGGATCAAGCTGGCCGCGCAGACCGCGCAAATGAGATGCACTCATGTTTTATCCTTTTTTAGGTCAAATGCGACGACGTCGTCGCATTTGACGGGTTGATGATTTAAGCAATAGTACGGCGGGCAGCCTCTTCGTAAGGGATACCTTCCTTCTCCGCCAATGCCAATGCACGTTGGTGATGGCTCAAGGCTTCCGGGTCCGACGCTTCGGCAAAGTCTGCCGCCAATCCCGACGGCGTTTCACCTTTAGCCATCTCGCCGCCCTGAATCTGCTTGGGCAGAACGGCGGTAAAAAACGCACGCAGCGCGGCAGACAAAGGCTGCTTCTTACTGCCTTCGCCGAAGTCTGCGGTTACGTCGTCAGGGTATTCGGCAAAATCCAAAACCTTGACGACCAAATCTTTGTCGGCAGGTTTCAGACGACCTTCTTTAACCAAGCCTTCGGCAAATTCGGCATTCTGCTCATGCGCACCATCGCGCAGGGCGGCATGCTGCTCGTCTTGCAGCTTTTTCAATTCCGCCTGCGATTCGGCGGCCTTCTTCTCGGCAGCTTCGCGGGCGGCCTTTTCGGCTGCAAGCTCTTGTTCCAGCGACATAGGGGTCTCCTTGTTTTCATGGTTTTCTGGGGGTGGGGGTGATTCGGTAAATTCGGCAGGCACATGGGTTTGAGGCACGGCAGCCAATTCTTTAATTGCCTCAATTTGCCAGTCAGGCAGTACTTTATCGGCTTCTTCCAGGCCAAAACGGCCGATAAACCAGTCTCTGAAACGGCTTAATAACGAGGCGGTCTGAAGATGTGCGTCTTCGGCAAACTCGACATAAACTTCGTCCTCGGCAAAACTGATGGCGGACAACCCCTTGACTGCGGGCGGTTGCGCGCCCAAAAAGCCGACATGGCGCAGCGTCCAAACGCCTGGTTTAGGATTGTTCGGGCTGGTCGGTGGGTAAAAACTCGCCGACACTTTTTTATATCGTCCGGCTTTAACCAAATCCGCAAAGCCATCATCGACTTGGGCAAAGTCCGCCGTCAGCACGCCGTTTTGCACATTAAGCGACTTGACCCAGCCGTAGGCGGGCGCATCTGCCTTGGGATGCCCGACCACAATAGGAGCCTCATGCACCTTCGTGTCATATGCTTGGGCAGCGGCGGCAAGGTCGGCCTCGGTAATCGTTACCGTATTGCCGTTTGCATCGGTACGCGTTCCTGCACGGAAAATTTCGTAAGACATAAAAAAGCCTCATCGGATGGATGAGGCTATTGTGGCAAAGGCCGCCCGAAGGCGCTTTTAATGCGGCTTAAAGAATGATTGTTCAAAAAGGCGTTAAAATCGCGTTTTTAGCGCGTTTACCCATCGGGATAGGCAAACCCTTATCCAAGCCGACAAATGCGCTAAAAAAGCGGTCAGGACGAATCCTGACCGCTATCTTGAATAAATCGGGTAATCACACAAACAAATCTCCCTGATTTTTTGCCCGCTCCGCCATCCCGACCTCCTTGACGATGCGGTAGATGTGCTGGACGGTCAAATCATATTTGCGGGCAAGCTCCACATGATTCTTGCCGTTAAACTCCTTATAAATCTTCAGATCTCGCTCGGATACCCGGCCCAAAAGGTTTTTCGGAAAATAAATCAACTGCCCGCCCCAGTTGCTGGTCAGATGATGAGACAGCTTTTTAGATACCTCGACCGCCTGCTGCCGCTCTATCGGCAATACCGATATCAAGCAGGCGACCGCCTGGTCTTCTAAATCTGCCACCAGCTCAGGCACTCTGTTGTCCGCCATTCTCCACCCTCACTTTCCATTTTTTTAAGTGCTCGATGACCCGTATCGCGTCATCAGTCCCTAACCATCCATGATAATCTATGCCCGTCATGCGTTTGACAAATCGAGCCAGGCTCAATTCAGACGGGCTTCGCACTGCGCCCAAATGGTGCAGCTCCAACCAAAGCGCGCGTATCTTTTTGACCTGCGCCTCCATCATGCGGTTTGGCATATGCACCGGCAAATCAGGCTTGCTTGATACCGCCTGCGCTTTTGTGGTAACCACAAAGCCCCGCATCTTCATCGCCCGCACGGCAAGCTCCAGCTCCTCAACCGACAGTTTGGTACTGCTCGTCTTGCCGCATGACAGATTGGCGAGCAGCGCGCGGTATTCACCGTCGTCCATCATCAACTGGGTTTTGGCCACATGGATGAGCCGTATCAACCGCTGTTTTTTCTGAGCACGGGTTTCCATTTTCCGAATCCCTAAGAACCTCAAAAAAGTGAAACATCGTTTCACTTTTTTTCAAGAAAATCAATAAATAATGATATTCTATTCGGGATTTTTGCGTAGTGCAACTAAAACGGCAGGACGCAAAAAAGGTCGCCTGAATCTCTTCAGACGACCTTTTAAACATCAATGGCTTTAACGGTTAACCGCGTCTTTCAACGCCTTGCCCGGGCGGAATTTTGGCGTTTTACGGGCGGCAATGGTCAACGGCTCGCCGGTCTTAGGATTGCGGCCTTTACGCTCGGCAGATTGGGCGGTGTGGAACGAACCAAAGCCGACCAACGTAACGTCTTTGCCGTCCTTCAGCGTCTGCGTTACCACGCTGACAAACGCATCGACAAATTCCGCCGCATCGCGTTTGCTCAATTCTGCCTCATCGGCGATGGCTTGGATTAATTCGGATTTATTCACTTTTTGACTCCTATTTAAGATTTAAATGCGGCAGACCGTGCCGCTCGGTTTATGAATTTATAGTTTCAGATGTCTTTTAATCTTGACAGGCATCTAAAATTTGACCGACAAAATTTTCATGGATTGATTTTTGCCGCTTTCGCAACATGCTTGTTACCGCATGACCCACCAGGATGGCCGGAGATGGTTTTTTTTCACTAGTCAAACCTTCAATACCAATTTCGAATAAACCGTTTTCTGTATCCTCAATAGTGATAATGACTTTAGCCATTGTTTTTTCCCTCCAAAATTTTCAATATTTCTGCCCATTGATTCGGGCTGACACGATATTCAACATAACTTGAGTAACCACTATCTGCTTTTAAATGCAATGTTAAGGTGGCATCTTTTTTATCCTTGCATAAATTAGCTCCTTTCTCCATGTTCACACCTTCGCCACATCCAAATTCATCAACTGATACTCCCCATCCTCGCCGCGCTGATACACCCGCACAAACGGCTTGCTGATATGCACCTGCAAACTGTCGGAGAGCGCATCCATCGCCCGTTGCCATTTTTCGTCGGTGATTTGCAGGCGGCGCAGTCCGAGTACGCGGGCGGTGCTGATATTGCCTTCTTTATCCACTTGGAAGGCCTCGTTAATCAGCGTTTTCAATTCCGTGCGGCTGCCTTCCGTCCATTCGTTGATACACTCATCAATCAAGGCTTTGGCGGCAATCAAACCTTCGTCAAATACCAGCGTGTCCTGCATGGCAAGGTTGACGCGGTACGCGCCGTCGAAGCTGTGCAGGCTGATATTGCCTTTCTTGCCGCCGACATTCACGTCGTAGCGGTCGGCACTCAACTGCACAAACGCGGCAATATCGTCCATAGCCTCGCGCTTGAAGGCGATTAAGTTATCCTGTACCGCACGTGCCTTGGTCGCAATTTCCTGCACCAGCTCGTCGCGCAGCAGGTCGATTTCTCGGATATTTTCCAGAGGCACGAGATTGCCTTTGGCATCCTGTTTGTATTGGGTTTTATCAATATTCATCTTTTTTCCTTTAAACTTTTACTACCTTCAAATCGCCTTCTTGGGCTGCTCCGATACGGTAAGACCATGTTCGTTCACGTTTTTCTTTAGGTCTAACATAGGCAACTTTAAATTCGCTTACATCGGCATACACAACTCCACCCCGCAGAGGTTCGTGAGTTATTGGCAAGTTGCCATGCTCTGCCTTCAAGTCTTCCAATCGCCTGATTAAGTCTGATATGCGTGGATTACTCGGCCAAATTCCATTTTCCATTTTTTTCATTTACCTTTCTGCCTTTCGGCATTAATCCTTTTACACTCATCCACCGACCGGTGGCGTGGCCCGTGTATCCAATCCCTGTTCATGCAAGGGGAGCTTTCCAGCAGGCTGAGTGTCTGTTTGAGTTTGGCGGCCTGCGCCTTGCCGTATTCGGTCGGACGGTGCTTCTTTTCCAGCTTCGGCACCATCCTGATTTCGGGCGGCGGCAGGTGTTTGATAAGGTCGGCAGGGTTTGGCCACTCTGACGAGGATGCCGCGATAGCCATAAAGGCTGCCTGTATCCTGATACCGTCATGCTCCGGCTGCCACGACCGGCCGCTCAGTATGCCCAACCAAAGTTCGGCGACTGCCGTCAAATCCGCCGAGGCAGGGCGGCCTTTAAGGTTTAGGGCGGCGAGCATCATAAAACCCTGCGCGATTGCTTTTTTAAGCCAGCTATTGTTGTCCTCCATTCGACCACTCCATCAAACCGCCCAACCCGCTCCTCAATTTGGTACTTACCCTCTCTCCCGTGGGAGAGGGTTGGGGAGAGGGCAAAACCGCCGTTCCCGCCGTCTTTTCAGGCGACCAAAACGTAATGTTTTCCAACAAATAACCGTGGCTGGTGAGCGGCGGTGTCAGCTTTCCCGCATCCCGTGCCTCAAGGCATCGTATTGCAGCCCAAATCCAAGCCTCGCGCGGAGCCGGGTAAGTTTTACGGTTACGGACAATCTTGCCGTCCCGTATCATCGGCGCAATCTCGCCGACAAGCTTTGAAACACGGTTAAAACTTAAATCCTTTTCGGCGGGGCGAAAAAGCGTCAGATACCGCAATACCGCCTTAAAAAGGTCGTCTGAAATGCCGGTCAGGGCAATCAGGGCTTCGCGGGCATCGTCATGGGCGATTAATACGTCCAAGCTCATCACCGCACCGCAGGTAGGGCAGCGTACTTTCATGTTCTCGCCTCCAAATCCTTACGGCTCAAGCACCGCAATGCCGTCTGAACCACATCCTCAACTTCATCCGATAGTTGCGACGACACATACATCATCACAAACTGACCCGATACCGTTGTCAGCTCGGCGGCAAGATGACCGCCTTTCTCGCGCCAAACCGATACTTTTATTTTGCTGTAATCCCTGTTCATTTTTCCGCTCCCGCAGGCTCCAAAACCACGCCTGTTATTTTTTCTGTCTCGCTCATTGTTCCGTAAACTGCTTCCCAGTTTTGATCGGCTTCAAGAGCATCCCTTTGTTCCGCCGTTGCCGCGACCGGATGACAGGCGGCGAGCATGACGGTCAATATCCATAAGCCCCTCATTTGTATTGTCCCCTGTCATAGACGTTGATCTGCATAGGCTGTTTTTGGCGGCAAGGCTCGGTCAGCATTGCCTGTATGACTACAACGATGGTCAGCAGCACAATTACAATGGCAAATTCGATTTCATCTTTTTTCATGATTTCCCCTTTATTTTTCAGACTCTTCCGATTCGTCAATACCGGCCAGAACGGCTAACTCCACTATGTCCTGCCAAGTCAATACAAACCGCTTCCCAGTAGCTTTACTGACGACCATCGGCTCACATCCCACAGAGATTTCCATCGTGTATTCCATGTTGCCGACTTTCCCGGTAGCTACCTGTTTTCTAAATGAGAGCAGCAAGTGATTGGGGTCAATAATTTTTCCGAATTTGTTATCCATCTCACACCCCCCGTACCACATCGCCGTCAACCATCTCAAAACCAAGCTCCGCCGCCTGATTCATCGCTGCCGCCACCAAGTTGTTGACCGCCAGCGGATAGAGCAGGCTGTTGGTTTCTAATCCCTTGCTCGTGCGGCTTTTGACTGTCAGACGCTCGGCAACTGCATCAATCGCACTCTGGTCTAAAATCTTTGCCATATCCGCATTGACGCGGTCAAATTTGTGCTTGAGATAGCCTTCGAGCTTGCCGTCGGTCAGCGGCAAGAGCGTAACCACTTCGCAGCGTTGCACCACCTCGCGCACCGCAGGATTGTTTTCGCTAAGTTTTTGTGCCAACTCCGTCTGACCGATTAAGACAATCCCGAGCAGGCGTTCAAACCCGTTTTTTAGCTCAAAAAAGCGTTTCAGGTGTTTCAGGGTTGGCAGCGGCAGGCCGTGCGCCTCTTCGATCAAGAGCAAGTGTTTGTTGCCTGCTTTCGCGCTTTCCGACAAAGCGCGGTGGATTTGGCGGAAACGTGCTTCCGGACTGCGTTTAGGGCTGGTTCCCGGCGATACTGCCTCCAAAATGGCCTCGGCAATATGTACTGCCTTAAGCGTTTTGCCTTTTTGGTCGTTGTCCTCCATTGCCAAGACATAAGGCTCGATCAGGATGATTTGTCGGCCTTCGCGGTTGATACGGTCTTGCAGGTCTTCTCGCAGTGTGGATTTACCCGCGCCGCTTTCACCGACCACCGCCACAAAACCGCCGTGGCAGGCCGTCTGAAACATTGCCTCGCGCACATAGCGCACATCCGGCGTCATATACACATCGTCCGCAGACTGGATTTCGTCGTTAAACGGATCGCGGAATAGGCTAAAATGTTGTTTTGCCGCTTGGTTTAAAGTTGCTTTTCGTAGTAACATCTCATTGTCCTTGTCTTCGTAAGTTGCTTGGGCAGGTGCGGCTTCCGGCTCGTTTCTCAGGCTCGCTGGGATTTCCGCACCATTCGTTTCAAAAAATTGTTTCAATTTCCTTCGCAGCTCGGCTGCGTTTTTTTTCGGCCATTGCCCGTGATTGACTACCGCCACCAGCATCGGCTTGCTGCATCCGATTTCGGCTGCCGCGGCGGCATAGGATTTGCCGATTTGCTTAAAGGTCTGTTTCATGCTTTCCCTTTTTTTCAAATGCGACGACGTCGTCGCATTTGCCTAACCGGTTTTATGCAGTTTCAGACGACCCATCGTCTTGAGCCTGTCGTAAACCTCGTCCAATTTGCTCTCGACCACGCCTTCCGGGTAGTGTTTGAGGATGACCGCCATCGCCTGTTTCCAGTCGCCGCCATCTGCCTCGACGCGGGGTTTTAAGCGTTTGGCGATTTCGACCTTGCTCAATACCTGCTCAGAGACTTCCATCCGGTTGTACGCCATCTGCTGTCCCTGTTTGGGCATAAAGAGCGTATTTCGCGCGGCGAGCGTATCTTCCTGATGTTTGTACGGGTCGATTTCGCCGCCGAATGGGACTGCTTTGCCTTTGCGTTTGGCGGCTGCCGCCTCCAGCGTTTCCGCCCCCATCGCCAGCTTGTCCAGCTCTTTTAGATGCTGCTGCGCGTCCGTATCGGCAGGGGCTTTGTATTCCGCCCCGATGACCGCGGCGTCAGCCCTGAAGCCCATCTCGTCAAAAACTACTTCGGGTACGGATACCCAAACCTCGTTACCCTCCGCGTCATAAGTGGCGACCCGCGCCCCGTTTACCTCCCAAGGGTTCTTACCGACCAAAACCTTCTGACCGACCAAAATCCCCTTGATGCCTTTCACGCTATATACCCGTCCGCCGAAGCGGATTTCCAAATCCGCCGAGACTTTCGCCTCTTTCGGCGCGCTGATGGCAAGCTCTCGGCAATAATCTGCAGGCGGCGGCAGGATGAGCTGCTCGGGTTTGATTTTGTTCCACGCCTGATAGCGGGTCATGCCGTGGCGGCTGTGCTTTTGCGTACCGTTGTAGTAACGCATCCATCGTGCCGATAAAGCATTGAGCTGGTCGATGTCGTGCACCTCGGTAAAGCGCAACCCGCTCTCAAATGCCGTTTCGACAATATCGTTAGCTTTTTCTACTTGCCCTTTGGCTCTCGGATTGCCCGGCTTGTTGATTTGCACATGCACATCCAACGACTTGCACAAATTTTTAAACGCTGCCGAAGTATTCGCGCTGCCCGGGTCAAGCATGACCATGCGCGGTACGCCGCGAAACGGGTCTTTTAACGGGTCTAACTTTTGCTGCATCATGTAGATGAAAAAGTCGCAGAGGTTCGCGCTGGTTTCGCCGCCAAAGTAATAACGCACCGCAATCGTGCCGGAGGCATGGTCTGTCCCCGTGTACCGCCAGACGCGGTCGTTTTCGATTTTGACGACGTTTTTCGGCTTGTTTTTATAAAACTCCTCTTCCTTCATGACCCGCAGCCCCGTATCCTTGCCCTGACGGGGCAGGTAATACAAAACGCACAAACTCGGGTCGATTTGCCAACAATGGTTCGGATGCTCTGATTTCATCCGGCTGACCGGTTCGGGCTGGAGCAGTTGGTCGGGATGCAGCTTGTACTCTCGTAAAGCCCGGGTAATGGTGTTTTCAGAAAGGTGGATGACTTCCCCCGTTTCCTCATCAATCCGCGCTGCCTCGATTTTTCCGTTGGCGCGCAGCATTTCCACCGCCTGCCGCACCGACATCAACCGCTTGCCGTTGCGCCTCATCGCCTCCACCAAAACCGCCGAAATCAATTTGGCTTCTTCTGGTTTCAGTTCCGTCTTGCCCGCATCGCTGCGCCGTTTGCGCGTCGGCTTGACGCTGACCGCCTCCAGCTTGCGGTATAGCGTGGCAAGGCTGATGCCCAATTCCTGCGCCTGCTGCTTAAGATATGCAGAGCGTGCGCCGCGTCCCATTGCTTCCGCCTGATTCTCGACTGCCTTAAGACGCTCAATCATTGCCGGATTCATCGCCTTCTCCCGTTTCACCGCCCAACCATTCCGGCACATTGTCTGTCGGTGCTTCGGTCGGTAGGGCATAGCTTTCGCGCAGTTGCTCGCAGTCCAAAATAATTTGATTGAGCGTGCCGACCATCTTCGCGCGGTGGTCAAATCCATGCGCCTCGCCGTGAGCCGCCATCCGTTCGAACATCTCGCGCAATCGGCTGATTTGCGAGCGGATACCGACTTCCAAGCTGCCAAGCTGCATCGTCAGCTCGATGCCCACATCCGCAGGTTTAGGCTCTTTGACACCCGTCTGCTTTTTCGACAGCTTTTCTGCCAGTTCATCGACCTTTTTATTTTTATCGGCAATTACCTTATCTTTCGCTTCCGCCGTTTCGCGGCTTTCGCGTAGAGCGACGCGCAGCTCCTTGACCGTCATACGGTCGACATCGTCAAAAGTGTTGCCGTTGACCTCACCGCCTTCGGCAAGCTCCAACAAAGTGTCATCGTCTTCAACCAGCAGCTCGAGCAGTTTGGATTTGCCCAACGTCATCAGCTTAGACTGCACCTGTTTCATTTTCGGGTCGATAAATCGGAGGGTGGCATTCATCAATCTTTGAGATTCCCGCCGTCCGAGGCCGAATTCTTTTTCAGCGATTTCGGCAAACCGCCCATGCGGCGTATGCTCCTTGATGATGATCAGCGCGCGTCCCAGCTCAAACATCCCTTCCATCGTTTGGCGTACCGCAAATCGTCCGCGCTCAATCCATACCGTCTCGTTGTAGGCCTCGCCGCTCGAAAACTTGTCCATAACCTCCATGCTGTGGATAGCCAGTTCGTTTGCCGTTGCGCCGACCGTATGCCCTAAAATTTCTGTTGCCATTTCTTTTGCTCCTCAAATGCGACGACGTCGTCGCATTTAGTAAATTCGGTTTTCCAATTCTTGCAAGCGCGCATTCAGCCGCTCTTGCTGTTTTCTAAATCGCTCTGCGATTTGCAGGGTTTTGATGCCGTAGGCGTAGTTGCCGTTTTCAAGCTTGATGACCAATCCCGAGGCAACCAAATCATCAATATCCCTGCTGACTTGCGATGGCGTCAGCCCCAGTCCGACCGATAAATCCTTATTGCTCAGACCGATAATCGGATGTTCGTCAAGCGCGATAAAGACCCTCAATAGCCGTTGTACCCTTTTACTTTCTGCCATATCGACTCCTACGCTGCGTCTTGTTTGGACTTAAGCCCGAGTTCCAGCGCGATTTGATGCGCTTTCCCCCGATTTGCCTTAACGGTACCGTTCAAAATCCGAGACACATACGTCGGGTCATAACCACGCGCCATGCACCAATCTTTCATCGTTTCGCCGCGCTCTCGGAAACCTGCTTTTATTTTTTCTGCTTTCACGGAATATCTCCTATTTCGTTCTCGTGCTAGAATCACGATTGTTTAAAGATTTAAACAATCTTGTATCAAACTTGATGCAAGTATAATAGGAATATTTCTAGCTAGCAAGATTATTTCTAGTTTATTTTTGAGGATTAATTCTATGAGTTTGATTTTTACTGGAAATATTCGTGAAATTCTTGCAAAAGAAGAGTTGACTATCGCTGAATTTGCCGATTTGATAGATGAAAAAGTATCCAGGGTAAATGATGTTTTAAGCGGAAAGCAGCGTCCACCATTTGATATGGTGGAAAAAATATTGAGCAAATTTGATGTTGATGCAAACTGGCTGATTTCTGGAAAAAAGAATAGTAAAAGGAATATTTCTAGTTTGACGGCATTGTCAGACGATTACGCCTATATCCCCATGTTCGATGTAGAAGTATCTGCGGGCAACGGCACGACTGCCTACGGTGTAACCGACCCCGCCAATCATCTGGCGTTTAGAAGAGAATGGCTGCTCCAGCGCGGCTTGCATGAGCAAGACCTCAACATTGTTACAGCCAAAGGAGACAGCATGGAGCCGACCATCAGCAGCAAAGACACGCTGCTGGTTGATACCTCCAAAACCAATCCGCGCGACGGCCATATCTACGTCATCCGCAGCGGCGACATGTTATGGGTAAAGCGAGTCCAACGCCAAATCGACGGCAGCCTGCTCTTGATTTCTGACAATTCAACCTATCCGCCCATGCCGCTGATGTTGTCAGACCATCCGGACATACAGGTTATCGGACAAGTGGTTCAGATTTCAAAAGACCTGAACTAGCCACAATCCAAAAGGGAAATAGAATGAAAATACTCGCTTTATTAGTTGCCGCTACCTGTGCTTTATCTGCGTGTAGCGGCCAATCTGAAGAGCAACCGGCACCTGCCCAGGCTCAAGAGCAAGTTCAATCCGAATTGAAAACCATGCCGTTAAGCTATCCCGACTATCAAGCAGCAGCCAATAAAGGGCTTGCCGACCAAAAAACCGGTCTGACCCTTCCCGAACATGTTGTCCCTACCGACAATGCGGAAGGGAAAAATCTGCTGCATGACTTTTCAGACGGCCTCACATTAACCGTTGATACCGATAAAGCCGACAAAATTACTGCTGTCCGAGTAGTCTGGAATACAGATGCAATGCCTCAAAAGGCGGAAAAACTGTCCAAAGCCGCCGCAGCCCTGATTGCGGCAACCGCTCCGGAAGACCGCACATTGCTGCGTGATACCGGCGACCAAATCAAAATGGCGATTAACAGCCATAATGCGCAAAAAGACCCAACCCGAGAATGGGCGCGTGGTGGAATTGCTTATAAAGTCACTGTTACTAATTTGCCGAGCGTGGTTTTGACAGCGAAAGCTGAGTAAGAAACAGGCTACCTAAAGTTAAACAACCTATATATAGAAAATAGTAGAAAGGGAAATGATGTCTCAAAAAGTACTAAAAAATATTCAATACCTCCGAGTAGCTCAGGACGAGAAACTTTTTGATTTGGAAGGTGCCCTTAGAAAGCTTTTAGGGATCGCACAGACAGTAAATAGTACACAAATAGAGCAATATGGCTTTGTTTATCGAATTCAATATCGGAAGCTAGACTTTATTTTGAAAGAGTCCCAAGGAAATACACCTGAAGTTAAAAAAGGTTTGGTTTTACATATTGCTTATGGAATCAAAGATGAGCACATGCGTACAATGAATAATAATGTACCAGTTGAAAATGATGCGGGGGGAAGTACACCTCCTCCTAATGGTCAGTCATTTCTAACCAAAGAAGCATTTGTGTATATTAGTACACATCATGTCTTATTTGTAGGTAGTGGATTAAGACATGAAGCAGTATCATCTTATTTGAATAAATTAAATAATCAGTATTATCCTGCTAATACTGGGACCATTTCCAAAACTGATTTCAGCTTTAAACCAGTAGCTAATTTTGATAAACTTTCATTAATTCAACAGTATGGTGCTAAAAAGTTACATCTGAATGCTTCTGCATATCAACTTTCATTGGAGAATATTGATCAACCTGAGGAAAGCTCAGGTCTGGTTGCACAGTTTAAGCAATTAGGTCGTATTTTTAAGAAAGTAATTGGTCCAGAACCTACTGATGAAGAAATTAATGCTGCACAAGATATTAATGTTTGTTTGGCGCTAAGTTTAGAAGGAAATACACGAGCAGCAATAGAAGCGCAAGAATTTATCTCTGCACAGGCTGAACTAATCGCTGAGTCAGATGAAATTGATAGTGGATTTTATATTGAAACCCAAAAAGGCGATAAAATAAGACCTACTGATATCAGGTTGTCTAAGCCTATCCGAATTAAAAGATATGAACAAACTAACGCTCTAAACCAGTCTGAAGTTTTTGACTCCATGCGTTTGTATTTCCAAGAGCTCGAAAGAGATAATTTGACAGAATCATGAATAACAAAAGAACCCCAATAATTCGTTTTATCTTAATAGCCATTTTATCCGGGCTATTAGCTTATTTGGGGCAACCTTTTGTTCATGGGAACGAGAAAGCCGTTGATTTAGTTATTAACGTATTTGCAATTTTAGCTGGTTTTCTAATTGCCATTATGACATTGTTTAGTGATATGCGGTTTGATGAAGATGCAAATTGGCGACAAATTCAAATTCGTGAAGGCGTCCAAGAACAACGGTATATAAAGCATTCCTTGCTCTTTTACACATATCTTGCCGTATTGGTTTGTGTCTTTATTGTCATCTTGTTGGCTCATAAAGATGAATACAAAAATGGATCAGCCATTTTTTGGCTTGAACGGGGCTATTTATTTTTAGCCTGTATTTCCATTTTTTATTCTGTGTTCTTACCTGCGAATTTAATTAAAAGCCGAAAAGAAGAGTTTAAAAAATTAATGGAAAAGAAGAAACCCAAAATCTAGAACGAGTTTTAACCCCGCTTAAAAGCCCATTCAGACGGCCTTTCCTAAAATCCCTGTATTGATTTCAATCTCAATACAGGGATTTTTCCATGTCAGACAAATTCAGCCAATTCATTGGGCGCGTCCTCTCCCACGAGGGCGGTTACGTCAACCATCCCAAAGACCCCGGCGGCGAAACAAACTGGGGAATCACCAAGCGTACTGCAATGGCAAACGGCTTTAACGGTTCCATGCGTGCCATGACCCGTGAGCAGGCTATCGGCATTTACCGTAAAGCGTTTTGGCAGCGTTACCAAGCCGACAAAATGCCCGAAGCGGTCGCTTTCCAATTTTTTGATGCCTGCGTCAACCACGGCTACGGCAATGCCGCCCGTATGCTCCAACGCGCCGCAGGCGTGCCGGACGACGGCATCATCGGCGAAATCAGCCTCAAAGCCATCAATTCCCTCCCCGAAAACGACCTTTTATTGCGGTTCAACGCCGAGCGTCTGGTCTTTTATACCAAGCTCGGTACGTTCACGTCTTTCGGTAAAGGCTGGATTCGCCGCGTTGCGCAAAACCTGATCCACGCATCAGCGGACAACATTGATTAAAAAAGGAGCAATCATGTCAAAAAAGTCTTTATTCGCCCTAATGGCCGCCGTGATGTCTCCCAGTTTCAGCGTCGATCTGGGCATTCGTTCAGCTATACCTTCTCAGGGATGCCGGACAATGCCTCACCGTCCAAGCGGGGTGGCGGCAGCGAAACGCGCCGCGAAGAAAAACCGTCAAAAATGACCGGCTTTTTCCGATGGCTGGGCGGCTTAGTCTCCAATCCCGCAAGCGGGAAAATCAGCCATACCAAATTATGGGCAAACGTTGCCGCCGCAGCGATGACCTATAAATTCTCGCTCGCACCCGATGCCCCCGAATGGCTTTGGTGGGCATACGGCGCAATGGTCGGCGGCTACGCCTTAATCAAACGCGGCATTGCCGCCGTACCGCAGTTGGCGGAAATCAAAAAATCCGCGAATCCCGAAGAATGGAGCGGCAATGATTGATTTTTTGTACAAAAACAAAACGGCATTGGCATGGCGTGCATTGATTGTGATAGCCGTCTGGCTAAACGGCTATCACTATGCCGCCGACAAAGCCGATGCCAAGCAAAACGCCCTGATTACCGCCTACCAAAACTCGTCAATGGCGGCAGCCAAACGATACGCCGACGAGCTTAAAAAAGCGCAAGCGGAAACGAAGCGTTGGCATGACTTCGCGCAGCGTCAAAGCATCGAGCTGGCATCCGCCCTGAGCGAGCTGGATAAAACCAAAAACACCTTACAGGAGCAAACGCATGACGCGATTCAAAAAGACGGCAATGGTTTTAACGGTATCGGTTCTAACAGCCTGCACCTCTACAACCGTGCCTTCGGATACCCCGATTAAAACCGTACCGACAGTGGATTTGCCGCCTGTATCTACCGGGCTGCTGGTCAAATACGAACGCCCCGAGCGTCCGACCGGCGGCTCACCCGAACAACTCTTAAACCATGCCGTACGTTACGGCGAGTACTGCCAAAAGTTGGAAGTCCAAGTCTCCGGGTGGCAGAACTGGTACACGAAAGGCCGTCTGAAAAATGACTGATTTTGCCGACCGCGCCTCGGAGCGTGAAGCCATATTTTTGGAAGAGTCCCTGGCGAAACATCAAATCACCCCGGAACGCGCCGACAGCCTGAGCCATTGCGAAGATTGCGGCAGCCAGATACCGGAAGCAAGGCGAAAAGCAGTCAAAGGCTGTACGCGCTGCGTTGTCTGCCAAGAATATTTCGAACACGAATGGCCTTAAAAATGGAAAAAACCTTTATACACATCGAATTTTGGCAGCTTGTCGGCTTTTTACTCTCCTTCCTCGGCATCTGTTTTACCTTCGGCAAAATGCTGCTGGCGCAATTTCGCGAGCAGCAGGACGAACGCCAAAAACAGCAGGAACGCCTGCAAGGCAAAGTCGAAATCATGGAAAACAAACTGGCGGAATTCAACGCCGGCCTGCCTCTGACCTATGTTTTGCGTGAAGACTACATCCGCAATCAGGTCGTCCTCGAAGCCAAGCTCGACAACGTCGCCGAAAAACTCACCGAAATCTACAAAATGGAAAGCGTAAAAAAATGATTAGCCAAGAATTGATTGCCAAACAACGCCGCGAGGGGATGCGCTGGAACATCATCAACACCCTTAATAAAGCCCGCCCGCACACTACCAGCGAAACCTTCCTGCTGGACATTATGAACGCGATTTACCCGCAGACCACCGCCACCGAACTGCGCCAGCAGCTCGACTACCTTGCCGACCGCAAAATGGTCGAACTGAATAAAGCACCGCACGGCCTGTGGTTTGCCGACCTGACCAGTTTGGGTGTCGATATTGCCGAATACACGGTCGAATGCCGCGCCGGTATCGCCCGCCCCGAAAAAGTGTGGAGCTGATATGGCAAAACGCAGCGTCATCGACCAACTCCCCGAAGCCGTCCGACACGAGTTTGAGCGCAAGCTCGTCGAAAACGGCTTCGCCGACTATCAGGCATTATCCGAATGGTTGCAGCAACAGGGCTACGAAATCAGCCGCTCCGCCGCCCATCGGTACGGCCAAAAAGTACAGCGTCGGTTTGCCGCCATCAAAAACAGCACCGAAGCGGCACGCCTGATTGCCGAAGGCGCGGCAGACGAGGGGGATACCCGCTCCGAAGCCTTGATGGCGATGTTGCAGACAGAGTTGTTTGAGGCATTGGTGCAGATTGGCGAAATGCCCGAAGACGAGTTAAACGCGCTTGACCGCTTCGGGATTATGAGCGACGGCGCGCGCAAAATCAGCGGGCTGATTACCGCCGGAACGCGCCTTAAAGAATATCAGGCAAAAGTTAAAGCCAAAGTCGAGGCCGCCGCCGAAAACGTGGCCAAGCAGGCAAAAAAAGGCGGGCTGTCCGACGCGGCTGCCGAAGCCATCCGCAAACAGATTTTAGGTATCGCATCATGACATTGCCCAAAACCGAAGACCGCGCGCCATCGGTATTGCTGCCTTACCAGCAGCGTTGGTGCGCCGATAAATCTCCCGTCAAACTCTGCGAAAAATCCCGACGCATCGGTCTGAGCTGGGGCGAGGCTGCCGATACCGCCTTACTTGCCGCCTCATCGGGCGGCATGGACGCATGGTACATAGGCTACAACAAAGACATGGCTTTGGAGTTTATCCGCGATTGTGCCAACTGGGCGAAATTCTACGGCTTGGCGGCGGGAGAAATTGAAGAAACCGAAGAGGTGTTCGTCGAGGGGGACGACAAAAAATCCGTCCTCGCCTTCGTCATTCGTTTCGCCTCCGGCTGGCGCGTTACCGCCTTATCCAGCCGCCCCTCAAACCTTCGCGGTAAGCAGGGGCGCGTCATCATCGACGAGGCGGCGTTCCACGAGCAGCTCGGCGAGCTGCTCAAAGCGGCAATGGCATTGCTGATGTGGGGCGGCCAGGTGCATATCATCTCTACGCATGACGGGGTGGACAATCCGTTCAACGAGCTGATTACCGACATTCGTGCGGGCAAAAAGCCGTACTCCATCCACCGCATTACTTTCGACGAGGCCGTTTCAGACGGCCTCTACCGCCGCATCTGCCTGCGTTTGGGCAAAGAGTGGACGGCAGACGGCGAAGCCGCGTGGTGCAAGGAAATCCGCGATTTCTACGGCGAAGATGCCAGCGAAGAGTTGGACTGCATCCCCAAAAACGGCGGCGGAAAATGGCTCAACCGCGCCTTAATCGAAAGCCGTATGAGTCCTTATACGCCGGTTATCCGGTACGACCAGACCGACGATTTCGGCCTCTTGCCCGAACCGCGCCGCGCTGCCGAAGTGGCGGACTGGATAGCCGACACCCTGCAACCGCTGCTCGACGGTTTGGATAAAACCCGCACCAGCTTCGTCGGCGAAGACTTTGCCCGCAGCGGCGACCGTACCGTCATCGTCCCTTTATTGCAGCAGCCTAATTTAAGCCTTAAGCCGCCGTTCGTGTTGGAGTTGGGCAATATGCCGTTTGCTCAACAAGAGCAAATCATGAAACACCTGTTGCACGGCTTACCCAATCTGCGCGGAGCAGCATTGGACGCGCGCGGCAACGGCCAATCAATCGCCGAAGCCATGCGCGACGAATTTGGCGCGGAGGTATGCGAGTCGGTCATGCTATCGGAAAACTGGTACCGCACCCATACCGCGCCGTTCAAAGCCTCCCTCGAAGACGGCACGTTGGACGCAATCCCCAAAGACGAAGACATACTGACCGACCTGCGCGCCTTCGAGCTGGTCAGAGGCGTGCCGCGCATCCCCGATGTACGCACCAAAGGTCAAGACGGCAAAAAACGCCACGGCGACGCGGCGATTGCCTTTGTCCTTGCCCATTACGCCAGCCGCGAGCTGAATACCGGCCCGATACGCGTAGCCAGCCGCCGAATCCGCCGAAAAAGCGCATTAACCAAAGGTTATTAAGGTATTTAAAGAGTACATATCATGCCCAAACCCCACCTCAAACTCAAAACCAGTCAAGGCATCATGACCTTCAAGCCGCAGGATTTATCTGCCCATCTCGCCGTTTCCCGCCCGTTTTTTAGCGGTTTTGACGGCTGGCTGCCTAATCCCGACCCTGTTTTGCGCAAAATGGGCAGGCAAATCTCCGTTTACCGCGAGCTGATGCGCGACCCCTTGGTCGGCTCGCTGGTGCGCCGCCGAAAAGCAGCTGTTGCCCGCCTCGAATGGCGGCTTGAGGGCGACGACACCCCTAAAAATGTCCGGGATTTTATCGATAGCTGGCTGGCTGAAACCGATGTTTACCGCCTTATTAAAGATGTTTTAAACGCTGTTTTTTATGGCTATCAACCCATCGAGCTGATTTGGCGTACCGATTCTGCATGGCTGCCTGAAAAAATCATCGCCAAACCGCAAGAGTGGTTCGCCTTCAACGACGACGGCGAGTTGCGTTACATCCAAAACGGGCTGACCGATACCGTTCCCCCGCCTTATAAGTTCCTCTGCCCGACGCATGAGGCAGATTATCTCAACCCCTACGGTTTGGGCGATTTGGGCTTGGTTTTTTGGCTGGTCACCTTCAAACGCGGCGGCCTTAAATTCTGGATGCAGTTCACTGAGAAATACGGTGCGCCTTGGCTGATTGGTAAAGAGCCGCGTTCCAACACCCCTCAGGATACCGACAAACTGTTAGACGCGCTCGAAGCCCTGATCGGCAACAGCGTCGGCACCATCCCCAACGACTCCAGCGTTGAAATCCACGAGGCAAGCGGCAAGGCATCATCTATTGATGCCTACGACAAGCTCATCCGTTATTGCCGCTCCGAAATCAGCATTGCGCTGCTCGGACAAGATCAAACCACCGAAAAAGACAGTACCCACGCCAGCGCGACCGCTGGTTTGGAGGTAACGGACGACATCCGCGACGGCGATACCCGTATTGTTGAGGCGGCATTAAATCAGTTGATAAAGTGGGTGGTGGAGATTAATTTCGGAGACGTATCTGCGCCGAAATTCGTGCTGTTTGAAAACGAGGAGAGCGGCACAAAAGAGCGGGCCGAAAGAGATAAGATGATGGTGGATGCCGGTGCCAAGTTCACCAACCAATACTGGCAGCGCACATACGGCCTTGAGGACGGCGACTTGGCGGACGAAGTCCAACCAACCCAAGAGGGTAGATCTGCTGATTTTGCCGAGTTCGATTTGACGGATGCAGGTTTGGTCATCGACGGACTTGCACCCGATACAGGCATCCTGAATAAACAAGGCGAACGGCTGACTGCCGTTCTAGTGGCTGAATTAAGGCAGGGGGAAACCGCCGAGAACCTGCTTGACCGTCTGTCCGCCGCCTATCCGAATATGGACGATACCGCCTTACAAAACGAGTTGGCACGCCTGATTTTCCTTTCCGACTTGGTCGGCAGGATTGAAGTGGTACAGGAACTTAAATCATGAACCCCAAAGATATTAAAGCCGTCTTCGGCATGACACCGGAAGCCGCCGTCGCCTATCTAAAGCAAAAAGGCATTGCCGTATCTTGGGACTGGCAGGATATGTTGGACGACGCGCACGCCACTGCCTTTACGGTGGCCA